CAGGTGGCAAAATGAAATACATCACGGCCAGGCTGAAAGAGCGTTCGACGCAAAAGGCCATCATTGTCGGCATCCTGACTTTCATCGGCGCGACCCAATCCCAATATGCCGAAGCCGCGCAGTCGCTGATTGCGCTCATTCTTGGCCACACTATCATCACACCGGATTCAAAATGAGCCATGCAACCTATTCTCGACGGCATGATGGCGGAGGCAAGGGATTTGGAAGCAGGAAACAACCGGAGCCGAAGCCCATGAATGACCAGCAAGATCCGGAGGCGTGGTACTTAATCGGAACGGCTCTGATAGCAGCATGGGGCGGCGCAGTTCGTTATCTGGAATCCTTGAAGCGCGGCCGGAAGCATGAATGGGGCGCACTTGCATCGGAAATGTTTATTAGCGCGTTTGTGGGCCTGATCTTTGGGTTCTGCCTGTACAGTGTCAACGCCCCGGTATATGCGGCATTTGCGGGCGCTGGCGTTGCGGGACACATGGGAACGCGGGCGCTGATGGGTTTGCGTGATCACTACAACATGCGGGGGAAGTGATATGCCTGCTCCGGTTGGTAATCGTTTCTGGGAAGCGCGCAGCTCACACGGACGCGCCCCGATATTTGATTCACCGGAAAAGCTGTGGAACGCTTGCTGCGAGTATTTTGTGTGGGTTGAAGAAAACCCGCTGCAAGAGGAAAAGATTTTCCAGTATCAGGGAATGATTGTGCGGGATACCGTGTCGAAGATGCGGGCGATGACGATTGGCGGGCTGTGTATATTCCTTGATATTGCCAAACGCACATGGGACGGCTACACCGATCGCGATGATTTTATGCTTGTCACATCGCAAGTCGAAGAAATTATCCGAAATCAGAAGTTCGCTGGAGCCGCCGCTGACCTTCTAAACGCCAACATTATTGCCCGTGACCTTGGCTTGGCCGACAAGCAAGAACTTACCGGCGCAGGTGGTGGCCCCATCGTAACATCCGCCATGACACCGGAAGAGGCCTACAAGCTGCTGATTGAAGGCGGCAAGCTGCCGGAGTAATTATGGATAAGCAATTCCTCGTTGACCTGGGAAGCAATAGCGCCGGAGTGCTTGAAAACGCACTGCCAATGGTAACGGGCGCCGTGGCTGAGCCTGTTGCGGGACTTGCCGCCCTATACCATGCCGCTACGGGCGGACACGATGCATCGGGCGTGGTTAGCGCCATCCGCGACGCCATGACCTATCAACCGCGCACCGATGCGGGGAAAATGTACCAGCGGGAATTAGGTTCAGCCGTGAGCCGTATTGCGCAATCCGCTCCGGTAAGAACATGGCGGCAGGGTGTTGATATTGCTGGTCAGTATTCCCCGACAGCGGGCGCGGTGTTGCAGACGGTCCCGGCAGCGATTGGAGTGGCCGCAGGGGCAGGGCCATCATTGCGGACTGGTCGTGCGGTTTCCGGGGCGCTGAATCGTGCGGAGAGTTTTGCGCCTAGCAGGTCTGGAAGTATTGGGGGCGGTGGACAAGTGGGGGCAATTAATCTTGGGGATATTTACCAGGTAAGTCCTACACAGTTGAAGGCTTATGAGCTTGGAAAAAAACACGCCAAGCAAATGGCAGACAATCCAGACATTAGCAAACACGAGTTCTATTGGCAGCTTCCGCATGATGAGTTGGAATTGGTGGGTGATTTTTCATTAGTGCCTGCCAGGTCTGCTTATTACGAGTCAGGGCTGAGGGGTGCAAAAATGCCAGAGCCGAGATATGGCTATCGGTGGGGATCCCCCCCTGCATCTGGGCTGAGCACTAATCATATTGAGCAAAGGCTAGAGCATGGAGTTTCCATGGCTAACGTCGAAGGCGTTGATTATCAGTGGGCAAAAATGTCCAGCGGGAAAGACCCAAGAAAATACCAAAAATATACAGGCATGTTGCTTGATCCTGAGTATTTCTGGGGAAGTGATGGTGAGCCGTTGATGGTTCGCGTTAGGAAAGCCGAGGATTGACCATCGACTTCCTCCACCCTGATTACGCGCCCATCTACCTGGAGCGCGCCAAGCGGCTAAGCACCATCCGCAGCACACCAGGCATGCTGGATGGCTTGCTGGAACACTACAAAGACAACCCCGTTGACTTCATCAACGATTGGGGCATGACTTTTGACCCTCGCAACGCCGAAATCGGACTGCCGACGCAAATCCCATTTATCATGTTCCCCAAGCAAGCCGATTTTGTCCGATGGGTTCGGCAGCGCTGGATAAGCCGCGAGGATGGCCTGGCTGAGAAATCCCGAGACATGGGCATTTCGTGGTTGTCCGTCGCCATTGCCGTGTGGATGTGGCGGTTTCACAAAGGGACGGTCATTGGCTTTGGTTCGCGGAAAGAGGAATACGTCGACAACCTGGGCGACCCGAAATCTCTATTTTGGAAAATCCGCGCCTACATTCAGTTGCTTCCTGTCGAGTTCCGTCCGGCCGGATGGGACGTCAAGAAGCACGCGCCCCACATGCGCATCCTGAATCCTGAGAACGGTTCAGCCATTATAGGCGAGGCAGGCGACAACATCGGGCGAGGCAACCGTACGTCGATATACTTCAAAGACGAAAGCGCCTTCTATGAGCGCCCTGATGCCATTGACGCGGCGCTGTCGCAAACATCCAACTGCAAGATTGACCTGTCCACACCGAACGGTAACGGCAACCCGTTCTACCGCAAGCGCATGTCGGGCAAGATTCCGGTATTCACGTTCCATTGGCGCGACGACCCGCGTAAGGATGACGCATGGTATCAGCGGCAGGCTTCAACGCTTGACCCGGTCATCCTGGCTCAAGAAATCGAGATCGACTACAACGCATCATCCACAGACAATTGGATGCAAGGCGACCGCATAGAAGCCGCGATGAATCTTGGCCCGGCCGACATTGACAAACAAACCTGCGGATGGATTGTGGCGATTGATGCCGCGCACATGGGAGATGATGAATCCGTCATCCATTGCAGGCGTGGGCGGCTGAACCTGAAACAAGTGGCACGCAGGCAGCAAGACGGCATCCAATTGGCGGCGCTGGTTATGGACGTCTGTCAGCGGCTGGAAGGCACGGGCGGGCGCGTGGATGCCATCATCATTGAGTTGGACGGCCCCGGCACAAGTTGCTATGACCAACTGCGAAGCGGCCGGTTGAAAAAGGTCATTTACGGCGTTCACACCGGCAAGAAACTGTCAGACGGATTGAATTACAACGTCAGGGCGGCCATGTGGCGGGCTGCGCGTCAGTATCTGGAAGAAGGCGGCGTGTCGCTTGACCGTGATCCCGAACTGAAAAGCCAGCTTGCATCCCTGGCATACCGCTACCGTGACGGCGTGCTATTGATGCAGGACAAGAAGGAATACAAGAAGCAATACGGCCGCAGTCCTGACCGGGCGGATGCTTTTGTGCTAACCTTTGCGGTGCCGGACGTCCGACCGGCGACAGACGAACAGGCCGCACGGCGGCGATTTGACAGCAAACGCCCCAGTGGCGCACAGGGTTATTGACATGGGCGAACAGTACAGCGGCAAGCTCAATCAGGCTAAAATCATGGCCATGCTTGACCCTGACAAGATGATTGCGGATGGTTTGGATGATGTTGCCATCACCAGCATTGAATCAGATTGTCAGGAACTATACGAAAAAGACTACGCCTCATGTCAGGACTGGCGCGACGATTCCAAGCGCCTGCTGCAAATGGCCAAGCTCAAGGACAAGAGCCGTTCAGCCTATATCAAGCAGTGGCAGGCGGACATCCAGATGCCTGACATCATGTTTGCCGCCATGCAGTTCAACGCCCGCACGTTTCCCGAATACGTCAAGGACGGCAAGGTTTGTCAGGTCAAGATTAACGGGAAGGCCAGCGACGAAAAGCAACAACGCGGCAAGCGTGTCACGGACTACATGAACTGGCAGTTAACCGAACAGATGACTGAATGGTCAGAAAACTTCGATAAGTTGCTGCTGATTCTGCCGATTGTCGGCCATGCGTTCAAACTGACCGCCTATGATGACCAGATGGGCCGAGTGACCGACATGCTGCTGATGCCGGACATGGTGACAGTTGATAACACCCCGAACAATCCCGACTGGATGCGCCGCATCAGTATTGACCTGACCGTCAATCAAAACGTCGTTGCCGCGAACAAAGCATCCGGCGCATGGCGTGATGTAGAAATTGAGTGCGACGATCAGACCGCAGCCGACAAGCGCTACAGCATCGTGCAAATGCATTGCTGGCTGGACTTGGACGAGGACGGCTATGCCGAGCCGTACATCGTCACGCTGGGCAAAAACGACTGGAAATTGCTCTCCATCGTCCCTCGCTATGATGCCGATTCGCTCATCTGGTCATACGACCCCAGGAACCCGGCCGACCGCTACATCATCGGCATTGATGCCGTCGAATACATCACCTCATACACCTACTACCCGTCTCCAGATGGTTGCGCGCTGGGTATGGGCATCGGGCATCTGATTGAGCGTCTGGTGAAATCGCGTAATTCCGCTATCAACCAGATCCAGGATGCCGGAACAAAAATCAACATGACATCCGGCCTGATCCGTTCCGGCCTGTTCCGTGATGACGGCGTGATTGATTTTGAGCCGGGCGAGTTCAAGATTATGGATGCCGGTTTCGGCTCGGAAGACGCCAGCAAGGCTATTTTCCCGCTGCCGGTCAACCAGCCATCGGCCGCTACGTTCAGCGTTTTCGAGACGATGGGCGACACCATCAACCGCATTTCGCAAACCGGCGAGATTATGTCTGGCGAAGGCGTACCGGCAAACATGCCAGCGACTTCTGTGCTTGCCATCATTGAGCAAGGAAAGGTTGGCCAGCGCGTGGTGCTGAAACGCATCAATATCAGCCTGTCGCGTGAGTTGCGTGCCGTCTACCGACTGAACCGCGCCTACCTGAATGACGCAGAATATCGCCGTGTGCTGGATATTGATGCCAATGTTTCGGAAGACTTCGACATCGAAAGTTGCGATATTGCGCCGGTTGCCGACCCCATGTTCAGCACGCGAGTCGAACGACTCATGCGCGCACAGGCCGCCATGCAGGCAGGCATCCAGTCTCCGTACCTGATGAAGATGTACCTGATTGAGTTGGGATTTAGCGACGAGGAAGCCGCGCAAATGTCGGCGGGCGATGCACAGGCCAAGATGCAGGCTATGGCGGCACAGCAACAAGCCGAACTGATGGACAAGCAGAAGGACATCCTCAAGCAGCAAGAGGCCACCATGAAGGCGCATTCTGCCGCCATGAGCCAGGAAGTAATGCTCATGGAAGCCAAAATCCGCATGGCGGAAATGGAAAGCAAGTTGTTGCTTGACCGGGCAAATACTGCGAAAATCATGGCCGAAACCCTCCAGATTGAAACGAGCGCTCAACTGGTTGCAAATGATGCTCTACTGCGTGAGGTGGCCAGCCTCCCCGCAGCATTTCCTACCAATGAGGAATTGAACGATGGCGAATCAGAATACGGCGAACCTGCCGAACCCGCAGAAGGTGGAGAAGGTGGCATTGGAAGAATA